AACACCTACAAAAACACCAACACCCACAATTACAGTTACACGTACACGTTCCTTGACAGGTTTTGCAATAACACCTAGCATTACAATTACAAAAACTGTAACACCAACGCCTACCAAAACGTTAATACCTGCTTTTTCTGGAAACAATTTTATTACTATAACAAACGTTATTAGAATAAATCCTAATGAAGTTGCTATTCTTTATACTGCATCGCCATCTTGTTTTTACGTTCAGGCTTACAACAACTTAGATTATCCTCCGACACCTAATTTTGTATCTTCTTCCTCTTCTTGTGTAGGTGGAATTACCTACACTTGCACACCGCCTTTAAGTACAGCTCAAGGGAGGGAAATGCATTTTAGATTAGCTATGAACGGCGGCCAGGTATTTTCCAATATATCCTCCCTTTACATTCCTTAAATATTTAAATGGCAAATTTAGACACTTATACGCAGAGCCCGTTTAACAAAGCAAGAAAAGACAAATTTTTGTTTGCATTAAATTTACCTAAATGCTTAAAAGATATTTCTCGTAAATTTGATAGATCAAACACTACAGTTCTTCCAGATGCTTTACAGTTTTCTGTTTTCGCGGTTAGTGTACCGGAAGTTCAAGTCAATCCTTTACAAGTAAGATATTCTGGTCAAACTCTAGCTAGTTCAAGTTATTCTAGAGACCCTTATCCACCAGTCACCGTAAATTTTACTGTAGACAATCGTTTTAATAACTACTGGTTAATTTACAAGTGGTTAGATATTTTAAACAACGCTCAACTCAGTGTGTTTGATGCTAATAATTTAATACCTAATCCTAATGCAGATAATTATACAACTAAAGATGTTAAGCATAAAACAGATGCCGCGGGCCGCGATTATCTCTTGTATAGATCCGATTTTTCATTGTTCGCATTAGATGAATATGATAAGAGAATTATAGAATTTAAGTATAAAGATGCCTTTCCAACAAGTGTAGGTTCTATTGATTTTAATAACAGAACTCCAGTAGAGCTAGAAACAAACTTTACATTTGAATATTCTCAATTAATTGTTTCTCTTGTTGAACAAATAGATAATTTGTAAAAAAAATTTAAAAGTTTGACCGGAAAAACATAAATATTTTATATGGCACGCATTATTCAAAGCCCCGGGGTACAAATACAAGAGGTAGATTTATCATTAAACAATGCCGGAATACCTTCAACAACGGTATTTATACCTGGATTTGCAGCTAAAGGACCGTCATCCGAGCCGTTTACAATTTCTTCTTTATCAGAATTTGAACAAATATTTGGTACACCTACAAATTCTGCAGAAAGATATTTTTATCACACAACAAAGGCAGTATTAAATTCACCAGCTAACGTTTTAGTCTATAGACTACCTTACGGCGCCGGCGCCGGTGTTGACACGAGTAATGATTATAGTGCGTTGGTTTACCCGGTACAATCATATTCTAGCGCCTTTCAATCATTTATTACAGATTTAAATATAGATCAAGGCGTTTATTTCTTCGGTAAACCGACACATGTTACGTTGACACAAGAAGAATATCTTTCTATTCTCCGCGGTGACGGGTTTTATTGGGCAGCTGATACAGAAGGCCGCACATCGTTTGATTCAGTTTGGACGTTTGGTCACGCTGGAATGATCATTTTAAATAAATCTCAATCCACAATTAATTCAAAATTTGAAGGTATATATGTCGGTATAATCGACAACACAAATTTAAACCCAGCTACAACATATAATGATGTTAACGAGATATTGACAATTAATTCTACTCAGAAATATATAGTTGATAGTTCTTATGTATCAGTTCCATCGGTAAGATTAAACTTTAATTTATCTGCAGATGCAACCGGTCTTCAAGGCTCAGTATCAGAAGTACTAGAAAATATTCCGTCCTTTGACGTTTCATCAAATCAATTTGACGATACAGTTTCTGTTGGAATCTTTAAACTGCGTCAGTCTGTATTTTCACCTGATACAATTGCACTCGATTTTGTATTACAAGATAGCTACACAGGATCGATGGATTCAAATAGACAGGTAAATAGTGAAGCTGGTGGCCCGCCAATTAATTTCTTTGTAGAACAGCTAAATAGTAATTCTTTAAATGCTGCTATAATTACCAATCCATATATCTCGAATAAGGGTAAAGATAGCTGGTTAGATATAAATGGCCAACCAAAAAAGAAAGTAAGATTTTGCAGTGTCGGTCTCGCACATCCTTTAAAGGATGAGACTGATGAACAGTATACAACACGTGTTGGTGCACCGTCAGGCGCCGTTCAAACAGCTAATTCGTTTTTAGGCACGACAAACGCTTTGTTTGCTTTAGGCGATTACAGTGATCAAGATCTTTCTACTAAAGTAATTGGTAATGTGCCTCAAAAATTACAAACTGCAACTGAAAAACTTAATAACGTAGACTTATATCCAATTAATTTAACGTTAGAAGCCGGTTTAGGAACAGTATATGTAAATTCGTTTAACCCTTCAACCAATGAATATTTTGATGACGCTGTACCTTATGACGGTCTTGTTGACGCGTTAAAGACACAAAATACAAGCACCCAGTCTATACCGGTTACAAGATATATGGCAGCAATTGCTCCTTTTTTAAATCTGACAGAAAATCGTAAGGATCACCTGTTTATTGCAGATGCAATTACTAATATCTTTGTTCAAGGATCTAATGTTAAAACGCTAGATTCTATAACCAATACATTTTCAGATGATATCTATTGGCCATTAAAGAATCAATTTGCAGGTGTTAATACAAGCTATGCTTGCGCGTTTGCAAATTGTGTAAAAGTAGCAGATTCCGCTAGCAATCAACAGGTTTGGGTTCCTTTCTCTGGGTTTGCAGCAACAGCTATGGCTAATACAGATTCGAATTACCAGCCTTGGTTTGCGCCCGCTGGGTTCTCCCGCGGCATCTTAACAGGTATTGTTGATATTGCATTATACCCTAAACAGAGACAGCGCGACCAGCTTTATAAAATCAATTTAAACCCAGTTGCATTCTTCCCTGCAGAAGGGTTTGTAATCTTTGGTCAAAAGACATTACAGAAGAAGCTCAGCGCGTTTGATAGAATTAACGTTCGTAGATTGTTCTTGAATCTCGAAACAGCTACACGTGATACGGTTAAGTATTTCGTCTTCGAACCGAATACACTATTTACAAGGACACAAATTATTAATAGCCTTACACCGCTATTTGATAATGCAAAAAATACACAAGGTATATATGACTATCTACTAATTTGTGACGAGAGAAATAATACACCTGCAGTAATTGATGATAATAGTATCGTTATTGATATCTATATTAAACCGGTTCGCGCTGCAGAATATATTCTCTGTAATTTCTACGCTACCAGAACAGGTACAAACTTCCAGGAGATTGTTACATAACCGGTAGAAGGGAATAAATAATAATATGGCCGACGTAAATCAACTTATTCAAGACTTTTACAGATTAGCAACTACCAGAGAATTCGCACGTGATTTTAATTTTAGAGTTCTTTCTATCAATACAGGCGGTACTAGCACGGTAACCTTTGATCAAGATGATTTAGTATATGTAAAAACAGCTTCTCTACCCGCACGTTCTATAACAAACGTTCAGGTGCCTTACATGGGTCTTAATTTTAATCTACCTGGTAATGTAATTTATCCCAATAGCGAAGCTTATGATTTAGTATTTTATGCTGATGCACAGTCGCAAATCCGTCAGAAGTTTGAGCAATGGTCAACTGATATCTTTAATGATGCTAATTCTACAGGAAATTACTTTTCACCTAAGCAAACAGCTATTATGGATCTAGTTCAGCTTGATAACAATATGAACTCCATAGCTCAATATCAGCTAGTAGGTGTTTCTGTACGTAATGTAGGCCCTCTAACATATAATATCGCTGCTGGAACAGGCCAGACCATAGAATTTACTGCTACCGTCTCCTATCATTATTGGAGAAAGTTGTCATAATTAATTTCGTATATTAAATAATTAGGTGAATAATCCGTTCACCAATGCATTACAGTCGTTAGGAGATAATTTTTCCGGTTTATTTAACGGTACTAATCCTGCATTTGCACCACAAGTTATAGATCTTTTCGGGTTTAACATACCCGGGGTACCTTTAATTAGCCCTAGAGACTATTTCCTTGTTCAAATGGAGTCGTGGTTTACTGCGATTCCTAATTCCACACAGTGGATTATAGTTGTAGACAACTACCCACAAGGTTTAAGAACTAGCCTGCTACAGAGTCTAGAACGCCACGATGGTTCGAGAAAAGGATATGACATAGACGTAGCAAAAACAATACTTACCAGTTTTCCTTTACAAAAAATAGTAGGGTGTTTATTTGCCCATTCTATTACAATTCCTACAGAACAATATCAGGTCAATACAGTTAGTGTCAATAATAATAGAGGTTTTTTACCTGGTATTTTAGGAGGAAACAGAGAAACAGAGTTCCCTACACTTAATATTGATTTTAGAGAGACAAATACATCATTTATTGACTTTGTTTTAAGACCTTGGATTATTTTAGGCTCTCATTTTGGTATGTGTGCACGTCCTGGTGATAGAGAAAACAGGAGAGACCCGAGAAACTTTAAAGTAAATATGACATTATTACAATATACATTTACTTACGCTAATATTTCAATGATACCTCGTAAAGCTTTTACATTCTACAACTGTATGCCTTATCAAATTTCTGAACAATCTTCAGATTATTCTGATCCAAAACTTACAACTTATAATACTGGATGGACATATTCAAATTATTCGGTAGAAAATAGCTT